TGGGGTTGCAGGCAATACTGTTTCTTTTGCATCAAATGTAAGTTTCAGTTCTTTAACGATTGCAGGAAACCTGTCGGTTGATTCAGGTACAATCAAACTAGATGGTAATTATCCAACAGGAACAAATAACGTAGCTTTAGGAAATCAAGCATTAGATAGTGGAAGTTTAAGTGGTAATGCTAATACAGCAATAGGTTCTTTTGCTTTGACAGAAAATACATCAGGAGGAGGAAACGTAGCAATTGGATGCTGTTCTTTAGCTGTTCATACTACAGGTGTAAATAATGTAGGTGTAGGTAATAGTACTTTATTATCTAATATAACAGGTAATTGTAATACTGCTATTGGTACTGGATCTTTACGCACAAATACAGCTAATAATAACACAGCTGTAGGTACTTTTTCACTTTGTGCTAACACAACAGGAACTCTAAACACAGCAATCGGACAAAATGCTTTATGTTCTAACACAACAGCTGACAACAACACAGCAGTAGGATTTTGTTCACTTTTTACTAATACGACAGGTGAACGTAATGTTGCTATTGGATCAAAGACTTTAGATGTTAATACTACAGGTTCATGTATTACAGCAATTGGTCAAGGTGCTTTAGGTGCTAACACAACAGGAAATAATAATACAGCAGTTGGTCAAGCTTCTTTAGGTCAAAACACCACAGCATCAAATAATACAGCAGTTGGTTTATGTTCACTTTTTGCTAATACGACAGCGAATGATAACACAGCAGTAGGTTATGTTTCTTTATGTTCTAATACGACAGGTTGTCAAAACACAACATTAGGTACTGCTGTAATGAGAGATAATACTACAGGTTGTTGTAATGTTGCAATAGGATATAGAGCATTAGATAACAATACTACAGCAAATAATAATACTGCTGTGGGAACAGATTCTTTATGTGCTAATACGACAGGTGAAGAAAATGTTGCTTTAGGTAGCTTTGCTATATTGAACAGCACAACAGGTTCAAGAAATATTGCAATAGGTAGAAGAGCATTACAATCTAATACAACAGCAGATAATAACACAGCTGTCGGTAATAGTGCTATGCAAAATAACACAACAGGTACAAGAAACGTAGCAATTGGTTCTTTAACTCTTGATAATGGTAATGCTAACAATGATTCTGTTGCTATTGGATATGCATCATTAAGTAATACAAGTAATACTTCAACAAATAATACAGGAGTAGGTTCTTATTCTTTATTAAGTACTACAGGTGCTAATAACACAGCTGTTGGTTTTGATTCTTTATGTGCTAACACAACAGGTGCTGGTAATGCAGCAGTTGGAGCTTTTGCTTTAGACGCAAATACTACAGGTGCTAATAATGTAGCAATGGGAGAATATGCTTTAAGTTCTAACACAACGGCTGCTGAAAACACAGCTGTTGGATATGTTGCTTTATCTACTAACACAACAGGTAGTGTTAATTCAGCATTTGGTAGAGGTGCTTTACAACTTAACACAACAGGTGCTAATAATGTAGCAGTTGGTACAAATGCTCTTTTAAACAATACAACTGGCTCTCAAAATATTGCTTTTGGTAAATATGCTGGATGTGGAATTACAACAGGATCTGATAACGTTTCAATAGGTAGAGATTCTATGTTAGGTGCTGTAACAGCAGATTGTAATGTTGGTATTGGTACACAATCTTTAAAAGATAACACGACAGGTTATCAAAATTCAGCTGTAGGTGAATTTGCATTAGGAAAAAATACAACAGGATATCGTAATAATGCTTTTGGTTCAGGTGCATTAGGTTCTGTTACTACAGGAGCAAATAATATTGCAATTGGTAAGGATGCTGGTGCTCAAGGTCTTATGATTGATATTACTACACAAGATAATAGAGCTGTTTTTGGTCACAATAATATAACTAATGCTTATGTTAAAGTTGCTTTTACAGTAACATCAGACCAAAGAGATAAAACAAACTTAGGTACAGTTCCACATGGTTTAGATTTTGTCAATCAACTAAACCCTGTTTCATTTCAATTTAAAAAATCAAGAGAGAATGACACTCCAACAGGAGATGTAAGATATGGTTTTTTAGCACAAGATATACTTGCACTTGAGGGAGATAACCCTGTAATTATTGATAACGAAAATGATGAAGCATTAAAATACAAGGGTGAACATTTAGTTCCTGTATTAGTCAATGCAATAAAAGAATTAAAAACTCAAAACGAAGACTTGAAATCTAGAATAGAAGCGTTAGAAAGTAACTAATTTAATCGAAAGGAATATAATGCTTAATACATACGTCGTAGAAGGTGGTGTTGGTAAATGTACTACGTTTACTGCTTTACTACCTAAACTAAAACAAAAATCGGATATACAAATCTATACTCCGTACATCGATTGCTTTGCCGGCAATCCTGATGTTAAACTTGCTTTAGAGCAAACGCTACCCATACAAGATCCAAGAATAATGGCGTCAGATAATATCCATTATTGTGAGCCGTACAAATCTAATTTTCAATTTGGAAAACAACATATCATTGAAAGTTATTGTGAGCATCACGGTGTTGAATATGATAAATCTATGAGACCAAAACTTTATACCGAGCAACATAAAGAGTCTGCTGATAAATGGTTAAAAGATAATAAGATTGATAAATATATTTTAATTCAATTTTCTGGTGGTCAACCAAGAGCTGGTTTTGATGTAAATAATCAATATCAAAACATCAATCCAAATAGAAACTATCAACCGTTCTTGGCTCAACAAGTGGTTAATATGTTACTAGAAGAATATAAAGACACAACTATTATCAATTGTGTTTTACCGAATGAACCACATTATCAAGGTACAATTAGATGTGACTTACACTGGGCCCAGATCCATGAACTGTTAAAGGGTGCAGAAGGGTTCGTTAGTATTGATAGTTGTCTACAACATTTTTCAGCATCAACTGGGACACCAGGGGTTGTGATTTGGGGATCAACTAGATGGACCCAATTCGGATATTCTCACAATAAAAACTTACATTTTCACATGGGAAATAAGTGGGATGAATCAAAATTTATTGATAGCGATCCAAGAAACAATATGGTAGAACCTAAGATAGTTATTGATAAATTCAAGAAACTTGATAAAACTATACCTGTTGCCTGCGCAACAGAATAATTAAGGAGGATAACTTATGTCAGACGAAGCAAGAACAGCAGAACAATTAGCTCAAGACTATACAGCAATGGGTCACTCTGTAGATTTAATCAATGGTGTCATTGATGGATCACAAATGGCAGATGAGTCAGCTGAAGATAGACAAGGCGCTGTTGACAGAAATGTTGAACACTTAGAACTTATGGTCGCAAAGACTGATTGGGGAAGTGAAGACATGACTGCAGCAAATTCTGCGATCACGGCTGGTCAAGCATACACAGCTAGTTAAGGAGTACAATGATAACTGTAAACGATAAGAGCTACGACGAAACTAAACTTTCGGACGAGGGTAAAGTTGCTTTACAAAATATCCAAGTACTAAATCAAGACCAGAATCAGTTGAAAATAAAATTTCAACATAATGAGGTTTTATTGAAACACTACATGGATATTTTAACTAAAAACTTACCAGAAGAAGAAAAAGCTGAGGAGAAAACTGAAGCTAAATGAGTGAAGTTAAAGTAAATAAAATCAGTCCAAGATCTGGCACCACTGTTACATTAGGTGATAGTGGTGATACCATTTCTGTACCTTCAGGTGTATCATTATCTTCAGGAGCGAATTTAACTTTAACCGGTGCACTATCGGTTGACGGTGCAAGTGCTACTATCAAACTAGATGGTAATTATCCGACAGGAACAGAAAATCTTGCTTTAGGAAATACTGCTTTAGATGATGGTAGTTTAACTGGTGGGTGTAATACTGCAATCGGTTCTGGTTCTATGACAGCTAATACTTCAGGTTACGACAATACTGCAATAGGTAGAACTTCTTTAACAGGTAATACAACAGGTTTTAATAATACTGCATTAGGTAGATTTACTTTAGGTAGTAATACTACAGGTGCTGGTAATACAGCAGTTGGAAGAAGTTCAATGGCTAGTAATAATGCAGATAATAACACAGCAGTAGGATATAATTCACTTTGTTCTAATACGACAGGTACTAATAATATAGCATTAGGTACAGACGCATTAAAAACAAATACTACAGGAGCTAGTAATACAGCAGTAGGAACTGAATCTTTAAGAGGAAACACCACAGGTGTTAATAATACAGCATTAGGATTATGTTCTTTAAGAGCTAACACAACAGGTGCAAATAATGTAGCTGTTGGACTTTCTGCATTTTGTTCAGGTACAACTGCTTATGATTCAGTTGCAATGGGTGTAGAAGCACTAACATTAAACACTACAGGACACACTAATACTGCTATTGGAAGACAGGCAATGTGTAAAAATACTACAGGTACAAATAATACATCACTAGGTGCTTTTGCTTTATGTGCTAACACCACAGCAACAAGTAATACAGCTGTTGGTAATAATACTTTAAAAGCTAATACGACAGGAACTCAAAATACTGCTATTGGAAAAGATGCTATGTTATCTAATACAGAGGGCGGATATTCTGTTGCAGTAGGTAATAACGCTTTACAAACTCAAACTACTGGAGCAAATAACGTAGCAGTAGGAAGAACTGCTCTTGCAGCATTAACAACAGGAACAAGAAATACTGTTGTTGGTGGATCTTACGCTTTAGGTGCTGGTGCAGCAACTACTACTGGTTATCACAATGTTTATATTGGTAATGATACTGGTGGTACAAACACAACAGGTTCAGGTAATACAGCAGTTGGGACAGAAGCTTTTAGATTATCTACAACTGGTTCACACAATACAGCGATTGGAGATAAGGCTTTATGTTCAGCAACAACATCAAGTGCTAACACAGCAGTTGGTAGAAATGCGGTATATACAAATACAACAGGTGCAAATAATACAGGAATTGGTGAACAGGCTTTACAAGCAAACACCACAGGTGTGGATAATACATCAGTAGGTTTACAAGCTGGTTGCACTACAACTACAGGAAGTTGTAACACTTTTTTAGGTAAAGGTGTTATAGGGTCAGGTGCTACTATAAGTAATCAAATTGTCATTGGTCATAATTTAACAAGTCAAGGTGCTGGATATGTTACAATAGGAAGAAATTTAGGTAGTGATTATATTTACAATCAATGGACAGTAAATGCTTCATGGACAAAAGCATCTGATGAAAGAATTAAAAAAGATATTGAAACAGATACTCTTGGTTTAGATTTTATAAATAATCTAAGACCAGTTCATTATAGAAAAAAATCTGGTAGTGAATTAGACCCATCTTTAAAAGGTTATGATGAAAATGATACTAAACAAAGACCAGTTGAACATGGATTTATTGCACAAGAAGTAAAACAAGCATTAGATGATGCTGGAGTTGATGCAAGTAAATATGGTGTATGGCATCAAGGCAATGATGGTATTCAAGCCATTTCAAGAGAAATGTTTATTATGCCATTAGTCAATGCAATAAAAGACTTGAAAAAAGAAATAGACCTATTAAAAAACAAATAATGAACACTTATGTAGTAGAGGGTGGCATAGGAAAATGCACAGCTTTTACCTCTTTAATCCCAAAGCTAAAACAAAAATCCGAAGTACAAATATATACACCATATATTCCATGCTTTGCAAATAACCCAGATGTAAAACTTGTTCTTGAACAATCTTTGCCAATCCAAGACCCAAGAATTATGGCATCTGATAATATTTATTACTGTGAACCTTACAAATCTAATTTTCAGTTTGGTAAAGAACATTTAATAGAAAGCTATTGTAATTTGCATGATGTAGAGTTTGATGTAAATATGAAACCAAAACTTTATACAGGTCATTTACAAGAAAATGTTAAAAAGTGGTTAGACAAAAATAATATTGAAAAATATATTTTAGTTCAATTTTCTGGTGGTCAATCTCCATTAACTTATAATGGTCAATACAATAACATTAATCCAAACAGAAACTATCAACCATTCTTAGCACAGCAAGTTATTAATATGCTGAAAGAAGAATATAAAGATGCAACGATTATTGATTGTACTTTACCGAATGAACCAGCATATATGAATACAATTAAATGTGATTTGCATTGGTCAGAAGTACATGAGTTAATGAAAGATGCACTAGGTTTTGTAAGCATAGATAGTTGCTTAAATCATTTCTCAGCATCTACAGAAAAACATGGAGTAGTCATTTGGGGTTCTACAAGGTGGACACAATTTGGTTATTCACATAATAAAAACCTACAATTCCACATGAAAGATAAATGGAATGAAACAAAATTCATTGATAGTGACCCTAGAAACAACATGGTTGAACCTAAATTAATTATTGATGAATACAAAAAACTTGATAAAACTAAACAAGTTGCGTGTGCAACAGAATAGGAGACAATTATGAGTGATGAAACAAGAAGTGCAGAACAATTAGCACAAGACTATACAGCTATGGGTCATTCTGTAGATTTAATCAATGGTATCATTGATGGTTCTCAAATGGCTGATGAATCTACTGAAGATAAACAAGATGCTGTTAGAAGAAACAAAGAACATCTTGAGTTAATGGTAGCAAAAGAAGATTGGGGTTCTGAAGATATGACTTCAGTTAATTCAGCAATCGCATCAGCTACAACATACTTAGGATAATCTATGATTACTATTGATGGTAAAGAATACACCAAAGAAAAGATGTCAGATGACCAAGTTAAGTTGTTTGGCATCATTTCTAATTTAAGTGCAGAAAAACAAGCACATATAAATCAAGCAGAACAAAAAGAAATATTAATACAACATTATATTGGTAAGTTTAAAGAAGCTACAGATAAACCAGAAGATAAGTAATATGAAAGATTATGAACAAACTTTTAAATATACTTAAACATTGGAAGACTAACTTATGGAAGAAATCAAAGAACGAATTAAACAACATGAGGGGTATAGGGATACTGTGTATTCCGATAGTCTGGGTTTCGCTACTATTGGCTATGGTCATCTTGTATTACCCTCTGATAATTTTGTTGAGGGTATTACTTACGATAAAGAAACTCTTGAAGAAGTTTTTGATAATGATTTTAAAATAGCATTAGATTCAGCTAGAGAATTATTAAGAGATATAGAACATAATCATATTATATTTGGTGTTATTGTTGAGATGTGTTTTCAATTAGGAAAACCACGAGTAATGAAATTTAAGAAAATGTGGGAAGCACTAAGAGAAAAAAACCTTGATAAAGCTAGTGCAGAAATGATAGATAGTAATTGGCACAAACAAACCACAAAAAGATGTGAAAGTTTGGCTAGTATAATGAAGAACGCAAACAAATAGGAGAAATATTATGCCAATGGGAAAAGGAACTTATGGGTCTAAAAGAGGAAGACCACCAATGAAAAAAAAGAAAAAAGCTAAAAAGAAGAAGAAGTAATGGCCACAAAGAAACCTATATATGCTAAAGCTAGACCTAAGAGATTAGGGAAACCAAAATCTTTTAATAAAAAGTCTAAGGCTTATAAATCAGCTAAAAGAAAAGCTGATAAGAAGTTTGGCAAAAAGGTTTCTTTGTATAAAAACATCTTCATCTCACAAGCTATCAAAAAGTATAAACCAAGAAAGAAAAAATGAGTATAAACCATCTAACACAAATGCCATTAGGACTTGCTATTCAAAGAGGCAACATTCCTAATTTTTCAGGAGTTCAAAAATTTGGATACAACACAGCAGTAGGAACAGTATTCGAAACGATATGGGAAAATGGTAGTCTTTATTCTTACCCTACAACTCCTACTACAGCAGTTGCAACATCTACTTCTACAGATGACAATGATAGCTTACTTCATATTTATGGCTTAGATTCAAATTGGGATTTAGCTGATGAAGTGATTACAGTAGGGGGTTCAGCTTCTACTACATCTTTTATTAGAGTATTTAGATCAGTATTAGAAAATGCTAATACAGGAGTTGTTAATGTTGGTAAAATTACAACAACAGTTAATTCAATAGCTGTTTCAGTAGTTGATGTTGGTTATGGTCAATCACTTCAAGCAGTATATTCAATTCCTAGAAACTATCGTGGCTTTCTAATGTCTATTGATGTTGGAACAAGTAAGCAAAAAGAAGTTGAGGCTAAATTTATGCAAAGACCTTTAAATGGAAATACTTTTCAAACTAAATCATTAATTACTTCATTTGGAACACCATTTAGAAAAGATTATTTAGTACCAGAAATTTTATCAGAAAAATCAGATTTAGAAATGAGAGCCAAAGCAGATGCTACGACTTCTATTTCTGCTGGGTTTCAATTAATCCTAGAGAAAGTGATTCAAAGCTAATGACTAAGAGACCAAAGACAACAGGCGAACATATCGTATCGTTGTATGGTCATGTTACAGGATTAAAAAAAGATATATCTACAATTAAAAACAATCATCTTGCTCATATGCACGAAGATATAGAAAAGATTGATGAAAAGTTAGATAAAAAATTTGATAGCCTGAACAATTTAATTATGTATGGAGTTGGTGCTGTAGCTTTATTGTTCATAGCCCAAGTGCTTTACTTTTTATCAAAATAATATACAACACATAATTGCATGAGTTACAAATCAATTTTATGTATATCGGATTTACATATTCCAGCACATCACCCTCAAGCATTTGACTTTTTAAAATTATTAAAAAAAACCTTAAAACCAGATTTAATTGTGAATGGTGGAGATGAATTAGATAAACACGCATTATCTATGCACGACTCCGACCCTGATCTTCCTAGTGCTGGAGATGAGTTAAGACAATCTAAAAAATATATTTGGGAACTTAAAAAGATATTTCCTAAAATGATATTACTTCACTCTAATCATTCATCATTAATTTATAGACGAGCATTAAAACATGGTATGCCAAAAGCATATTTAAGATCATACAATGAATTTTTAGAAATAGATCATCAATGGAAATGGGTAGAAGATTTAAACCTTAAATTAAGTGATGGTTCAGAATGTTACTTTACGCATGGAATGGCTAGTGATGGTTTAAAATTAGCCATGCAGTATGGAAAAAATGTTTGCCAATTTCATTTCCACTCCAAGTTTAACATACAATATTTTAGCAATCCTGATAATCTAATATGGTCTTTACAATGTGGTTGTCTTACTAAACAATCAAATTTAAACTTCCTATATTCTAAAAATCATAGACTTAGATTTGTAATTGGTACAGGGGCTATCATAAATGGACAACCTAGACTATATCCTATGGTTTTAGACAAAAAAGGGGATTGGATTGGCAAAATCGTCTAAGTTAAAGCCACACAGAGCCACAGAGAGGGCTACTGACAAGCAAATAGGTGGCAACCATTACAAAGGCAAAGTACAGCCAATAGAACTCA